GCGTCTTGCTGGATGACACCGAGGGGACCTTATTCCCGCACGCCCTGATCGAAGGGTGCCAAACGGAAGCAGTTCCGACGTTTGACCGCGTGGTTGTCGCGGTCGACCCGGCGGTGACGGGCAAGGCCGGATCGGACCTTTGCGGCATCGTGGTCGTCGGGGCCGTTACTCAAGGGCCAGTTGCCGATTGGCGCGCTTATGTCCTCGAAGATGCAAGCCTGCGCGCGTCCAGCCCGTCAGATTGGGCGAATGCAGCCATTGATGCCATGCAGCGCCACGGGGCCGAGCGCCTTGTTGCCGAGGTCAATCAAGGGGGGGATCTGGTGGCAAGTGTCTTGCGCCAGGTCGATCCGCTACTGCCGTACCGCGCGGTTCATGCAACGCGGGGAAAATCCGCGCGCGCTGAACCCGTTGCCGCGCTCTATGAGCAGGGGCGCGTGAAACATGTTCGCGGATTGGCCCAGCTTGAAGCGCAGATGTCGCAAATGACCACACAGGGCTATGGCGGCACGGGCAGTCCGGACCGTGTGGATGCCTTAGTTTGGGCGCTGCATGATCTGATCCTCGAACCCTCGGCGCGTTGGCGGCAACCGCGAATGAGGGCGCTTTGACATCATCTTTGTGCTGAAAATATCCTGCAGGGGGTGAATTCGCCAAAGGCGAAGAGGGGGGCGCAAAGCCCCCCTTCTTTTTGGGTGTTGCACATAACCGGGCGCATCGGGCGGTGCCTAACCAGAATGGAAACTCTCTGCTGCGATAACTCGTTTCAAGGCCGAGGCACCGGGCAATTACCGGTGTCACGCGACAAGGAGGCAGGTGAATGTTCGATTTCTTTCGCAAACCAATAACGGCGCCCGAAGCCAAAGCTTCAGCGGTCGGCCCGATGACCGCTGGAGCGGTTGGACGGATGGCAGCGATTCAAGCGGCCACGCAACCGCGCTGGACGGCACGTGATACCGTGTCGCTGACGCGGGCGGGGTTTCAGGGCAACCCGGTCGGGTTTCGCGCGGTTCGGCTCATTTCCGAGGCTGCGGCTGCGCTGCCGCTGGTCTTGCAAGATTGCGAGCGTCGCTACGATCAGCACCCGTTGCTGACACTGATGCGCCGCCCGAACCCAGCGCATGGCCGTGCTGAGTTCCTCGAAGCCATCTACGCGCAAATGCTTCTTTCAGGCAGCGCCTATGTCGAAGCCGTTGCAGGGGCTGAGCCTGGATTACCAGCCGAGCTGCACGTGCTGCGCTCGGATCGGATGAGCGTAGTGCCCGGTGCTGATGGCTGGCCGTCGGCCTATGAATACGCGGTCGGCGGGCGCAAGCATCGCTTTGTGATGGGCGACGGGCCCGCTCCGATTTGTCACGTGCGCTCGTATCACCCGCTGGATGATCACTACGGTCTGTCTCCGCTTGAGGCTGCTGCTACCGCGCTGGATGTGCACACCAGTGCCAGCCGCTGGTCAAAGGCCTTGCTGGATAATGCGGCGCGGCCATCGGGGGCGATTGTGTTCAATGGGTCGGACGGTCAGGCCACGATGTCATCCGAACAGTTCGAGCGGCTGCAGGGCGAGATGGAGATGCACCATCAGGGCGCACGCAATGCGGGGCGACCGATGTTGCTGGAGGGCGGGCTGGACTGGAAGCCGATGGGCTTCAGCCCCTCTGACATGGAATTTCACAAGACCAAGGAAGCCGCCTCTCGGGAGATCGCCTTGGCGTTTGGTGTACCGCCAATGCTGTTGGGGATCTCGGGCGACGCGACCTACGCGAATTACCAAGAGGCCAATCGCGGATTCTACCGGCTAACGGTTCTGCCTCTCGCTGCGAAAGTGGTGGATTCTATGGCGCACTGGCTTTCGGGTTTCACCGGGCAGGAGTTTGAGCTGAGACCAGATCTGGATCAGGTGCCCGCGCTGGCCATCGAGCGAGACCAGCATTGGCGTCGCGTCGCGGATGCAGCGTTCCTGAGCGAGGCCGAGAAACGCACATTCCTAGGGCTGCCGCCGCAATCGGAGGGCGCATGACGGCACAACGACGGGCGGTTGGAGGATCGCGGTTTCTCTATGACAGTTTCGATCTGGCGCAAGCACGGATCGATGCCCAGGAACGGGTCGAAAGCGAACGACGCGCTGGGCTGGAATATCGGTTGAGCCGGATCGAAGAGGGTCTGGAGCGCTTGGAAAAGCGGCTGTGGTTGGCGGTTTATGGCGTGGCGTCGGGTGTCATTGTGCACGGTGCCTTGGCCTTGCTTGTAACGCGGCTCTGAGGAGGGGTGATGACTGGATTGGAAACGAAATTCACGCAGCCGGGCGTGGCACTGTCAGATGGATCTGTGATCCGTGGCTATGCTTCGGTATTTGGCGTTGCGGATCAAGGCGGCGATATCGTCATGCCCGGTGCCTACAGCGCCAGTCTGCAAAAGATGGCAGAACGAGGTGGCAAGGTTCGGATGCTGTGGCAACATGATCAGGGGCAGCCAATCGGGGTTTGGGACGAGGTGATCGAGGACAGCCACGGCCTACGTGTCGCAGGCCGTTTGCTGACGGATGTTGCCAAGGGCCGCGAGGCGGTGGCCCTGATGTCGGCCGGTGCCGTTGACGGATTGTCGATTGGATACCGGACAATCCGGGCCGAGAAAACACCGGGTGGAGGCCGCAAGCTTCACGAATTGGAGCTTTGGGAGGTCTCGTTGGTGACCTTTCCCATGCTGCCAGTTGCGCGGGTTGCGGCGAAAGAGGCGGTCTATGACGACCGGTTGCTCGCAGCCTTCGCAGACGGGTTGATCGCCGCGCAATCGGCACTTCGCGGTTAGCGGCAGACCTCATTCAATCACAAGAGCAGCGCGCGGGACCATTGCCTGCGCGGTGGTGGCGGGTGCCTTGGTGCGGCCTGCCGGACCAAGGCAACCATGAAAGGACGGACACAATGAGCAGCGAACTTCCAGACCCCACGAGACTGAGGGTTCAGGAGAAGACCGCGGCGCAAGAGCCGGTCGGCGAGGCGGCGCAACTGAAGACAGCGATGGATGGTTTTGTCAGTGAGATCAAAACCTTCCGTGCTGACGTAATGGGCAACTTGAAAGAACAGGACGAGCGATTGACCATGCTGGACCGAAAATTTACCACGAAAACCGCGCGCCCCGTGTTGGCGCAAGCTGACGCTGGCGAAGGCCTGCACCTAAAGGCGTTTGATGCCTATCTTCGCAGCGGCGATGACGACGCTCTGCGTGGCATCGTGCTGGAAGGCAAGGGGTTGAATACCGCCGTGAATTCGGAAGGCGGTTATCTTGTTGATCCGCAAACATCCGAGCGAATTCAGGGTGTTCTTTACGCTTCGGCGTCGATCCGAGCGATTGCCAGCGTTGTGCAAGTCGAAGCGGGGTCATTTGACGTTCTGGTTGATCATGGCGATGTTGGTTCGGGTTGGGCCGTCGAAGCAGGCCCGATTGCCGAGACCGGCTCTGCCGCGATTGACCGCATCTCGATCAAATTGCATGAGCTGTCGGCCATGCCTAAGGCGAGCCAGCGACTGCTGGAGGACAGCGCCTTTGACGTCGAGGGTTGGCTGGCTGACCGGATCGCGCAGAAATTCGCACGGGCCGAGGCGGCGTCCTTTATCTCGGGCGACGGCGTCGACAAGCCGCGCGGTATCATGGACCACACGATCGCCGCCAATGACCTCGCTGTTTGGGGTGAACTGGGCTACGTCGCGACCGGCGCCGCAGGTGACTTCGACGCGGTGAACCCGGCCGACGCGATTGTGGACCTGGTTTATGCGCTTGAGGCGGGTTACCGCGCGAATGCGGCGTTTGTCATGAACTCCAAGACAGCCGGTGCCGTGCGCAAGATGAAAGACGCTGATGGGCGTTTCTTGTGGTCGGATGGTCTGGCGGCTGGTGAACCGGCCCGTCTGATGGGGTATCCGGTGCTGATCGCCGAAGATATGCCAGACATCGCAGCCGATAGCCACGCGATTGCTTTTGGTGATTTCCGCGCTGGTTACACGGTTGCAGAGCGTCCGGACCTGCGTGTGCTGCGCGATCCGTTCAGCGCCAAGCCTCATGTTCTGTTCTATGCCACCAAACGTGTGGGCGGCGACGTGACGGACTTCAACGCGATCAAGATGCTGAAGTTCTCGCTCTCGTAAGTCTATGAGATCGTGAAGAATTGAGCGGGCCCCCATCGGGCGGGGCCGGTTCGATCACGGCGCAGGCACGTGTGGCGGATCCGCAGGATTCTTCGCCCCGTATCGTCCGGCTGCTCCCTATCCGTGCGAGCGGTGCGGGGGCGTGTCTGCGCCAGCTTTTAGCCGGGTGATACCATCAAGGAGGCAAGCATGGATTTAGTCGAAACCAGTACCGTTGTTGATGGCGATCTGCCGGTAGCCGCGTTTCGCGCGCATCTACGTCTTGGCGCAGGCTTTGCCGATGAAGCAACGAGTGACGGGTTGCTGGTGCAATATCTGCGTGCGGCGATCGCGATGATCGAAGGGCGCACAGGCAAGGTCCTGCTGTCGCATGGATTCAAGATGACGCTGACAAATTGGCGTTGGTCGAGTGTACAGGCCCTGCCGCTTGCCCCGGTTTCGGTGGTATCGGCAGTGACGATGCGTGACGCCACGGGTGCGACCGAGGTCATTGACCCCTCGCGCTGGCGTTTGGTTGCGGACCGTCATCGCCCGCAGCTTGCGGCGACCGGTGCGACGTTGCCGATGGTTCCGACAAGCGGAGCTGTCGAGGTTGATTTCACCGCTGGGTTTGGCCTCGTCTGGGACGCGGTCCCCGATGATCTAAAGCAAGCCGTGATGCTTTTGGCTGCGGCGTTTTATGAGAACCGCACTGAGGGTGATGCCGGTCTTCCGGGGGCAGTTGAGGGGTTGATCGCACGGTGGTTGCCGGTGCGCCTGACCGCCGGGGGGCACCGCTGATGAGATACGTCTTGAACCGGGCCATGGTGCTGGAAGACCCCGTCACGTCGCCGGATGGATCGGGCGGATACGCCACGACCTGGGCGGCGTTGGGCACCCTTTGGACCGAGTTGCGCCCCGGCTCTGCCAGTGAACGGCGCGGCACGATTGCGCCTGAGGGGCGCATGACGTTTCGCGTCTACATGCGCGCGGCACCGCAGGGCAGTCCGCAGCGCCCACGCCCCGATCAACGCCTGCGCGAAGGGGACCGGGTTTTCACGATTCTGGCCGTGAGCGAGGCCGATCCGCAGGGCGGATTTCTGGTTTGCCACGCGCGTGAGGAGGTTCCGGCATGAGTTATCAATCCGCGGTTGCCCTGCAACAGGCCTTGTTTGACGTTCTTGCGGGTGATGCGACGCTGGCCGGGCTCTTGCCGGGCGGCATTTTCGATGCGCCCGCTCCTGCGACCCCGCAAGGCACTTATGGGGTGATCGGCGTGGAGGACGTGATCGACCGGTCGGATGTCACCGGTCCGGGCGCTGAGCATCGGGTGTTGATCGAGGTCGTCAGCGATGCCTCGGGCTTTTCTACCGCCAAAGCTGCTGCAGCGCGCATTGCGCAAACGCTGCCCGACACACAGCCGGTTCTTACAACCGGTCGTATCGTGGCGATTTGGTTTCATCAGGCGCGGGCCCGTCGGGTCGAAGGAGGTTCGGTGCGGCGCATCGACCTGACCTTCCGGGTGCGTGTCGAAGGTTAATTATTCGAAACAAGGAGTTGCGGGCATGGCAGTGCAAAGCGGCAAGGATCTACTGATCAAAATGGACATGACCGGTGCGGGTCAATTCGAAACCATCGCAGGGCTGCGTGCCACACGCATCAGCTTCAATGCCGAGACGGTCGATGTGACCAGCCTCGACAGTTTGGGTGGCTGGCGCGAATTATTGGCTGGGGCTGGTGTCAAGGCGGCCTCCATCTCGGGTTCCGGCGTGTTTCGCGACGCGGCGACGGATGAGCGCGCCCGAGCGGTGTTCTTCAACGGAGAGATTCCTGCGTTTCAGGTGATCATTCCTGATTTCGGCAGTGTCGAGGGCGCGTTCCAGATCACCAGCATCGAATATGCGGGATCGTATAACGGTGAGGCGACATACGAGATGACGCTGGCGTCAGCCGGGGCACTGGAATTCGTGGCCGCGACCGCGGCGGCGTCGGAACCGGTCGATTACACGGGCGCCGGAGACGATCAGCCGCCCGCTGAAACAGGCACTGGGGAGCCGGTCTGATGAGCAATCCTTACACCGGTGAGGTGACGCTGATCATCGACGGTGAAAGCCGGGCGCTCAAGTTGACGTTGGGCGCACTGGCCGAGCTTGAAGGTGCAGTGGGTGCCAACAGCCTCGTGGCGCTGGTGGAGCGTTTCGAAACCGGATCCTTCTCGGCGCGCGATGTTATGGCATTGATCTTGGCGGGCTTGCACGGTGCCGGACATGCAACCACCGCAGATACGCTTTTGCGGGCTGACATACATGGCGGTGCGGTCGAGGCCGCGCGGGCTGCTGCGCGTTTGCTGGCACTGGCGTTTGCCTTGCCAGAGGCAGCAGCGTGACGTGCAAAACGGGCATGGATTGGCCGGGTTTGATGAAGGCGGGGCTGAATGGTCTTGGCCTGCGCCCGGCCGAATTTTGGGCGCTGACGCCTATTGAATTGATGCTGATGCTGGGCCGCGAAAACGCTGCCGAAGGAACCTTTACGCGCGATCGTCTTGAGACGTTGCTGCGCCAGTTCCCGGATGCGCCAGCTGACCAGAAAACAGGAGCGGATGATGGCGGCAATAGACGACTTGGGCGCGCAGCTGGCAGAGCTGGAAACGCGGATGGCGGCGACCTCGGACATGGTATCGAGCCTCGATTCCGGTCTTGCAGACATGGGCCGCAGCCTGATCGACACCAACCGTGAAATGACCGGTCTGTCGCGATCCCTTGGAACGGGTTTGCGCAAGGCATTTGACGGCGTGGTGTTCGACGGGATGCGCTTGTCCGACGCAATGCGGCAACTGGGGAGATCAATTTCCGACGCGATCTACTCGGCAACCATGCGTCCGGTTCAATCGGCGCTAGGCGGTGCGATGTCGTCGATGATTGGCGGGCTAATGAGCAGCGTTTTGCCTTTTGCGCAAGGCGCGTCGTTCAGTCAGGGCCGGGTCATGCCTTTTGCCCAGGGCGGCGTCGTATCATCGCCAGTTTCGTTCCCGATGCGCGGGGGTACCGGGTTGATGGGCGAGGCCGGACCCGAGGCGATTATGCCGCTGGCACGGGGCGCGGATGGCCGCCTGGGCGTGCGCTCGGCCGGCGGCGGGCGGGCGATGAACGTCGTGATCAATGTCTCGACGCCTGATGTCGCCGGGTTCCAGCGCAGCCAATCGCAAATTGCCGCACAGATGCAGCGCCTTTTGGCGCAAGGGCAGAGGAATTACTGAGCCATGAGCTTTCACGAGATAAGATTTCCCGCGAACTTGAGCTTTGGCTCCTTGGGCGGGCCAGAGCGCCGAACCGAGATTGTCACACTCGCCAACGGCCATGAAGAACGCAACACCCCGTGGGCCCAGGCGCGGCGACGCTATGATGCGGGGCTTGGCTTGCGATCCCTTGATGACGTTGAAAAGCTGATCGCTTTTTTCGAGGCGCGGCAAGGCATGTTGCACGGGTTTCGCTGGAAGGATTGGGCCGACTTCAAATCAAGCCCAGCCTCGCGCGCGGTAACAGCGCTGGATCAATCATTGGGCAATGGTGACGGTGCCAGCACAAGCTATGCGTTGGCCAAGACCTATCAATCCGGGGCCTGGTCAGCGTCCCGACTGATCACCAAACCAGTTGCAGGAACCGTGCGGGTCGCCGTTGGCGGGACCGAGTTGCAGGAAAGTGTGGCGTGGTCGGTAGATCTTGAAACGGGGCTTATCAATTTCGAGGTTCCACCTGCAATCGGCGCCGATATCACGGTTGGCTTCGAATTTGACGTGCCGGTCCGCTTTGACACCGACCTGATCCAGGTGTCGGTCGCCAGTTTTCAAGCCGGTGACGTGCCGAAAGTCCCGGTCATCGAGGTGAGGCATGACTGATTTGACAACAACCCGCGCGCGCGCTTGGGCGTTAGAACGCACCGATGGTTTGGTTCTTGGATTCACCGATCATGACCGTGATCTCAGCTTTGATGGCATAGGTTTCGCCGCCGGAACGGGCATGAGCGCAAGTGCGGTTGTGCAAGCCACGGGCCTTGCCGTCGACAATACCGAAGCGGCTGGTGCCTTGAGTGACCAAGCGTT